ATTTATAAAATAAAATTTGAATTACATGTTTGTGGAGCTCCTAAAGCACATCTGTAGAATAATTTAAAAATCACTGGACTAGGATTCTAATTCCACCCAGCATATAGAAAGCTGGAGTGTCACATTCACCATAAAAAGAAGAAAAAGTAGAATAAAACATAAAAACATAAGTCCAGAAAGTTCAGAAAACAGGGTAAGCAGTCTGAAATCCAAGAAGGAACCTTTTCCTCCAAGGAAATTTGGAAACTGTAGACTGGCTCACTTGTGGCAGCACACAGAGACAGCACACACTACAAACAGTTAAGAAGAATTCAGCTAAATATTTAAGAAATTGCTAAAGGACAAGTATAGGTTAGACTGAGAGTATAGGGCTTTTGGGAGCTGCAATCACCAGGGCATTCAAACCCACTCTCCACCAGGTGCTCATGAGAAAGATGGGGGAAGGGTGGGAAAGAATAGGAGAGAACAAGAAGAAAACAGTCAAAATCCTCCCCCTCCACCATATAATTAAAGACATAAAACCACAGGTCCAAGAAACTTAGAGAACCCTGAGTAGGATAAATAACAACAACTACAAAATCATATATTCAAATTTCCCAAAATTAAAAATAAAAAGGAAGTTTTGAAGGCAGCCAAAAAAAGGCAAGACAGTATATAGAGAGGAACAAGCATAATAATTGTACCAAACTTCTTGCCACAAATTATGCAAGCCAGAAGACAATCAAGTGACATCTTAAACGTGCTGAAAGAAAATCACTAGGCTAAGACCTTTTCTTGGAGTCTAGCTTAGATCCTGGAGAAGGGAATGGCAACCCATTCCAGTATTCTTGCCTAGAAAATCCCATTGACAGAGGAATCTGGCCAGCTACAGTCCATGGCGTCACAGAGAGTTGGACATGACTGAGTGTCCACACACAGCTTAGATCCAACAAGAGTCCTACTAGTAATCTGGCTGCACTTCTCATGAGGAGTTACTTTTCCCAGGTTCATTGTGTCTATATATTTGCTTTGGGCATGGCTTAATAATTTACCTAAAATATCCAATAAATAGACAACACCACAGTGTTGATGTTGTTTAGTTGCTAAATTGCATCAGACTCTTTGTGACCCCATGGAAGACAGCCCACCAGATTCCTCCAACCATGAGATTTCTCAGACAAGAATACTGGAGTGGGTTACCATTTCCTTCTCCAGGGGATCTTCCCAATCCAGGGATCAAACCCATGTTTCCTGCATTGGCAGGTGGGTTCTCTACTGCTGAGCCATCAGGGAATTCATATTATCACATTACCATTCAATTGTATTCTATATATATGGTTTCTTACAATTGCTGTTTAGTTATAAACACAGATGAGTAGTGTATGTAGGTTACAGTATCTTTGTACTATCCTCAGATAGACTAAAAACAGCACATACTTACAGAGCCTCACCATGTTCTACTTCTAAGTGTTTCATATTTAATAAGAGACACTATAGTATTACTGTTCGCATGCTAGCCCAAAGAAAATATACATTAATATATGTTGTTGATTTTTATAACCTTTCTTTCTACAACTCACTGCATATTTGATTTCTACATCTGAGTAAGAATGTTACTTTTGGAATGACTCTGATACTCAGATTGCTGAAATGTCTCTTTCCCTAGACTATACTATCCAAAATAGAACTTTCTTCCTCTTCCATGTCTCCCAGTATTGCAGTCACTTTCTATCTGATTACTCTATTTTATTATTTTTTTCATAGCACTTATTATTACATGACATATAACATCTTAAATATATTTGCCTGTCTATTGTCAGTCTCCTGTGCTGGCATCAACAGTAGGGGCTAGGGGCTTTGTTTCTCTTGGTCACTCACTGTTGTATCTCCAGCACTTAGAATAGTTCCTGGAACTAGGTGGAATTCATTATGTATTTGTTGAAAAAGCAGGTGCAAACGAATGGGAGAATACATGAAAGAAAAAAGCACAATCCCTTTAGCCTGAGGAATCTGGTAAACTTGGGATGGGAAAGAGCAGAAGTAGGTACAAGGTGAATGCCTGCTATTTGAAAGGGGCTTCACTGGTCCGTCTAGTCAAGGCTATGGTTTTTCCAGTGGTCATGTATGGACGTGAGAGTTGGACTGTGAACAAAGCTGAGTGCTGAAGAATTGATGTTTTTGAACTGTGGTGTTGGAGAAGACTCTCGAGAGTCCCTTGGACTGCAAGGAGATCCAACCAGTCCATTCTAAAGGAGATCAGTCCTGGGTGTTCATTGTAAGGACTGATGCTGAAGCTGAAACTCCAATACTTTGACCACCTGATGCGAAGAGCTGACTCATTGGAAAAGACCCTGATGCTGGGAGGGATTGGGGGCAGGAGGAGAAGGGGACAACAGAGGATGAGATGGCTGGATGGCATCACCGACTCGATGCACCTGAGTTTGAGTGAACTCTGGGAGTTGATGATGGACAGGAAGGCCTGGTGTGGTGCGATTCATGGGGTCGCAAAGAGTCGGACATGACTGAGTGACTGAAATGAACTGAACTCACTGGCTTCAGCTAAGATGTCCAGCACTAGCAGACATTCAATATTATTAGTTATAATTACCAATTGTCCTTATCTCATGAACTCCTCTTAACAAAGTGGTGAGGACCATTTTCTGGTTTTGCAAATTCATAAAGGTCCAACAACACGTTCATGTTTACAGAGTACGGAAGTGGTCGTGCTGAATCTACTCCGATGTGGCAGGCACCAGAGCCCATACCAGAGGTGGGAAAGAGAGCACTAAACTGTTGACTGTCTATTTCCTTGAAGCTTGCTTCATGCATTCATTACTTCATCTTGCTTTCTGAGGGCTAAATTATGATCTTTAGTTGAATAAAACTGAATGAATTTTTTATTATATGTCTTTACTCTAAATTTGGGTTTTTATTCTTGTTTCTAACTTTTTTGAGTTGACAGTGATAACTTTAAAGTCAACAAGATAAAAAAAAAAAAAAAAAGGACTTTACTAAAGTTACCAAAAAAAAATTCAGTTTAATGAAGCCCACTAAAAACTGCAGGTCCACACCATAATAAATCAACCTTGTGCTTGAAAGCACAAACTGTATATACTGGCACCCAATTCACTAAGATAAAAATGACAAGTATTTCAATGATAAATTATCCTCTCCATATTATCCAACGGAAATATTCAAATTGTCCAATACCTACAAGCAACTAGAAGGATTGAGTTCAACTTTCAAATTAAAAGGACATTAAGATGGAGCACAATCTGTCTCTGAAAAATATTCACAGAACCTTCTTGGTCTTAAAGCTTATGTTTTCAGATAGCAATTCAGCCAGCTATTACAACTGCAGACTACAAGAAACTGAGGGATAAAATAAAATAAGAAACTATGCAGGATCTCTTAACAGTTGCCTGTGGTGGTGGTGGTTTAGTCACTAAGTCGTGCCCAACTCCTGCAACCCCATGGACTGTAGCTTGCCAGGCTCCTCTGTCCATGGGATTCTCCAGGCAAGAATACTGGAGTGGGTTACCATTCCCTTCTCCAGGGGATCTTCCCAACCCAGGAATCAAACCCAGGTCTCCTGCATTGCAGTCAGATTCTTTACTGACTAAACTAGCGCCGAATAGGCCGACAATGCTTCCGGCTACGCCGTCATGATGTATTTCGGCCTTTGTGCCGAGCGAGACCGTTGGAGCAGTTCCGCGTTGTGGGGCTGGTAAGCAGGAAGTGAAATAGTCGAAACGCTTTCCGCGTTTGATTAGTTGTCCGTTTACTGAGCCCGCAGAAGGAGCACCTACCACAATTTGGTCGGGTCCGTTGTCGGTAGTATCGATAAACGAGTTTTGCAGGGTCGCAGAGCGGAACCAATCATTGTAGATTTTTTGATAGGCCCGGAACGGCAGCGCCGACACCGGAACGTCATCCGGTATCGCGAGCGGTGGGAGACCAAAATGGTCCCACAGACTGCCGAGATTCGTAGTGTTAGTTGCTGAAGCTCCCTGCAGAATTGGAATTGTGAAAGATATTGAGTCGCCCGGGTCGTCCTGCGCCCCGTGAAAGCGTTCATGATTTATCCATAACGTGCGATAAGGCACGAAGAACGCGAAGGTGTCGAAGTGTAGGTTGTCAAGAATTGGCTCGAGCGGCGTTGCAAGCCGCATGAAGAAGCTAGTCCGGAAATTGAAAGTAGATCCGGGTATGACATCGATAGGTTGACAGATAGGCACGAGATCGTCGGCGTCGAACGCCGTTTTATGTCCGTGCGATAGATTGAAAGTTGAGCGCGGAATATTTACGCTCGGTGTCTGTGAGAAATTGTGTTGTGAGCGCATTAGTTAGCCTGCTTGAGTGGTAGTGCTTGTTGGTCAACTTCGTTGACGATTTGAGATTGGTAGATTGCTTCGACGGCTTGCCACAGGCACTCGTTCATTTCGTCGAGTATTTTTCCGGTGTTGTTGTCGAAGTTTCCGAGTCTCCATACGGAGTAATGCTCGGGATGTTTATTAATTGGATGATCCTTGGTTGTAGCGACGTCTTGAAATTCCCGTTTTACTGCGTCATCCGCAGTATGGAAGAAAGGTTTTTCGTAGATGCCAGAGCATGTGTCGTATATAGCGTAGATTTGAACTTTCATTAGAGAATCCTCGTTAGACGTGCTTCTTTTGCTTTTGCGCATTGGTATTTATCCCGAAGCCTTTCGGGCGTGAAGTCGGCAGCATGTGCCGTGATGAATTTTTGACGTAGTTCCTTGACCGACTCGAGCATCGCTGGATTTTGTTCGGCCAAGATATTTTGATAGTAGCGGGGGACAAGTTCTGACTGACCATGTCCCGGTATGGGAGATTGGTCAGACGGGAAAATATCGCTTGCGAATTTCTCATAGAACTTTGCCCCTAGTCCGCTCGGTTTTCCGCGGCCGGTGGACATTCGAATATATTCAGGGAGGAGCCAGTAAGCTTCGCCGTGCTCATCGCAACGGAGATAATGTTCCTCAGCTCTTTTTCCTGTGATTTTTTTAAGTGCGTACCCGGCCGTATAAGCGGCCGTTTGAAGGTTGAGAGGGGCAACGGTTGTAAAGCCCCATGGCCAGTGTTTTTGAAGTTCCTCGGAGGTATAAGTGTAGACGCCTTCGTCGTCTTTCCAGAGGTATTGATCGTTGAAGGAATGATTGAAGATGCAGATGTGATAGTGCGGTCGTTGATTTTCGTCGCCATATTCGCCGCAGTAGAAATAACGGATTTTATGTCCCGGATTTCCTCGGCGTAGAGAGCGGATAAAATCAGACACGTCTGATGGTCTGAGAGAGTAATCGGCCGGGATGAAATAACCGGCACGGTATTGTTTGTCGGTGCAGGCGGAGCGGTCTCGGTAAGTGAGAGTAGCCCACGAATTGCCAAAGTGATCGTTGTGCATAGAGGCTTCGTGGATGATGCGGATAGACCACATGAGGCGGTGATCCACACGACAGCCAAGGCACTGGCCACAAGCCACTTCCATTTCTTGGTAAGCGTTTTTTTGATCGAAGACCAGTCCACCAGTGATTGGATCCTTATAGCCTTGAAGGGGTGTATAGCATGGCATTGATCGTCTTAACCTGGTTAGACGGTTGATGCCATTTACAGGCGATAACCGCCTCGCTGGTTCGGCGAGCGGTGATTTTTTGGATGAACGCCGGAATTTCGGCGGAAGTTTTTCTTGGATTTACTTCGAGACATTTTTCTACGTCGCATTGGGTTCCCCTTGATATGCGAAGGCGCAAAGTGTAGCCATGTTGCGCGCGTTTTGTGAAAGGATTTTTGGAGTCGTATTGAGATTTACGAATGAGCTTTCCCCGTCAACCCCACAAGACAGAGAGGTGACGGAGCAGCCCATCGTTGCCGTGACGAAGATTAAGCACGGCAGGATTTGGAGTGTTTTTTTTAACGTGTTGATTATACGAGACATTTTGGCGTTACTCTGCGATTCACTAGTTTAGATCTCGTTTATACACGTTTTTTGTATTTTTGGCGACTGGATGTACCAGTACGCCAGTACAGTGTCTAGTAGTCTGTACGTGATGGAGCGGAGACTCCATGAGAAAGGCCCCATACGGGGCCTTAGTTGGTTCTGACACCCTTTTTTTCTTCAGGTAAAGGGATTAGCCGCCCGGATCGACACGATCCTCAGTTGCGGCAGGCGCCGGCGGCGCTTTTTCGCCGGCTGGAATTTTTTCTGCCGGCGCTTTTGCGGCGGCTTCCGCCGCCTCGACGACAGCGATCGCTGCGTCTAGATCCGCTGACGCGGGAGTTATTGCGTCAAGTTGACGCCCCGGCTCTGCGAGTACCGGGAGTTTTTTGCGCAGTTCCTGCGCGTTTGCCGGATCGTTCACGTATGCGAAGAACGCTGCCGGCGATTGGCCGAATTCCTTCCGGAGCTCGGCCGGGAGGTCGTCGAATATTTCGCGCCCTCGAGTGAGCATATTTGTTTGCTCATGGAAGTCGAAGTCGGAGAAGTCCGCATAGACGCCTTCGTGTTTTGCAAGATGAGAAATGGTCTGCGTTCTGTCGAACCGAGCCATTATTTTGACGATATCAGTTTCGTCTCGATGTGATTGTTTAGTCCGACCATCTTTGTATTCGATGTCGGGAGCGAGTGCGAGCATTTGCTCGCGTGTTCGCTTTTTGGGATTTTCCAGATGAAGTCTAGCGATAGCTTGAGACATTTTATTTACCTTTGTTGATTGCCAGATAGGCGCGTATTGCTTGAAGGACGAGCGGACCGGCTTTGCCGGCCGCTTTTGCAGTTTCGGCCGCATCGGCCGAGTTTATCCATTGGTAGAATTGTTCTGATGTTCGAACGCCGGGAACTCTAAGTTCAGTTATTTCGGCTTCGAATTTTGCTTTGTCGCGTTGATGTATAGCTGTCTGTTGACCAGTTGTAATCGTCGGAAGTTGAGCGTGAATGTTATTGGCCTGTCCCTGATACAGAGCGTCAAGGGATTGCTGAGTGTTAGCGGTAGCGAGCTTGAGCGAAGTGTCAGCAGCGACGTTTTGTGTTTGCGCTTTGATGAATCTTTGTTGGGAAACAGATTTTGCTGTATTGACTGCTTTTTCAGCGCCGGAGACGGCTGCGCCGCCGACGTTTCCCATTGTTGCCGTAGCTCCTGCCGGTGTTGACGCATCGTGGCGTCCGGCGAGAATAGGATTGAGTCCCGCTTTTCTAAGGTCTGCCATTCGCCGTTGCACAGAAGTCGATGACATTCTTTCTTGGAAGGCGCGATTTTCTTTCGCGATTCGCTCATTGCTGCGGTTGGCATCGGCTTGTCCTCGCCCAGACATGATGCCGCCCAGAACGCCGGCAATAGGGCCGGCGAACGGGCTGACATTTTTAACAAAGTCCTTGAAGGCCATTAGAGACGAGTTAAGCCGGGCACACCGTAAGTTGGCAGCGGTAACGCTGCTTTAATGTTGTGATAGAAGTCCGCAATCATGTGCGGTTCAGTTGGGATCGCGATTGCGCGATCTAACGGTACTCTCGTGTTTGCTTGGATGAAAGTATCCCCAAGGGTCGGAAGTGATGCGAAATCTTCCGACAGATGCCAAGAGGCAAGAGTCCCAGTTGTATCGACGCCTCCGGATGTTGCCGGACGCATGATATTAGTAAGTTTGGAATTTAGGAAACGATGTTCGTCGTAGCGACCCGTATAGCCGAATACGAGATCGTCAGTTGCCGGCGTGCCGGTTCCCGTAATCCAGATTTCGGAATTAAGCACGGCTTGTTCGCCGATGTTTGCGAGTTCCGGATATACGAAGTCGTACCGTGTAGATTTTGACCAATAGCGGTCAACGCCTTGTGAGTATGTAATGTCGCCCCTGAGATTGCCAAGGATGATTATGACTCCATGTTCTACGAACGATTTTGACCAAGAGTGGGTTCCGTTTGCGGTGCCAATTCCGGCAAGATTGCCGAGTTTGTCCTGCGCCGCAGGAGTTGTTGGTGTTGTCGATGCTGTGTTTTGCTCGACCGGATTTATTTGTATTCGTGTCGATCCTCCCCCCAGATATTCCGCGCGTTGCAAGCGAAAGTCTGGTGATGTTACGCCCCAACGGGCTTTTAATGACTCGACATAGCGAGTGCCTGCTCGAGCATCCCGCTCGAGAATATGTTGTGTTGCGAACGCAAGACGGATCTCGTTTATATCGAGTCCGGTCGCGCCGCTTAAGTCCGCAAACATTACGTTTGCTGCGGTAGTAGTGGAAGCGGAAATATCCGCTTGGGCGGAACCTGTATCGATCGCCTGATAATCGAGCAAGCTCGAATGAGCGCCGAATAGGCCGACAATGCTTCCGGCTACGCCGTCATGATGTATTTCGGCCTTTGTGCCG